TCCCCGCCTTCTTACCTAGGCGCTAGCTGCGCCCAAACGGACCATTGGCCCGTTTAACCATACCGTAACCACTTCCGCCAGTCAAAGCGGGACCCTGGCACTACACCGTCGGACCCTGTGAGGGGTACCCACCGATGTTCCAGGGAAAAGCTATACGGTTTAGCTGCTGCGATAGCGTGGTATTTCCATAGATCAGGTCGCCAATAACGCATTAGCTCATCTACCTTGTCCTCAACGGACTCCGGAGATGGGCGGGCATCAATTGGCAAACTATCTATGTATGTTACCCGAAGCTGTTGCCTAATGGCCAACAGTCGCTTCTTTCCCTCTTGTGAGGTAAAGCGCGCAGGCAGTGGTGCTGTGATAACCTGACTCGCTAGAACCGCGAGGCACCCCCCATGGGACGCCTCGTATCTGTAATCCACATATTCAAGTTTTGTTTGAGGCACGAGTGCCTTAACCTCTAACCTGAACAGTGTCGGGTTCCAACGGATGCGGGAATGGGTTACAGTCCGATTAGGATCACAAACACTCACAGTGTTCGCGACCGGAACGGGTGTGTTCACCCACGTGACACAGCGGTCCAACAGAGGTTGTTTGAGAGGTGCTGGTGCACATCGAATAAACTCTGCTAGTGCAAGGAGATGTTCTCCTTTTGCATTCGTGAACCCAATGAAAGGCGGTACATAGACATCAAAGCCATTGAAGGCCCAACATCCACAACTCTCTCTCACGGGTGTACTCAAACCACTGAACGACTTCGAATGATTGATGTTAAAGCCAAGGGCTGTGAGGCCCTTGACCAAAACGTCAGCATTATCGAGTCCCTTTATGAGGATATCGTCCCCGACGACGGACCCACCTTTCCAAGTGAGTCGCGCCATGGAGGACGTAGCCCGCATCAGTGCATAGAACAGAACCGTCTGGACCATGAATGTGGTCGCATTGCCCATTCCCCCATAAATAGCCATACGATGTGTGGTATTCTGAACCTCGGAACTTCCGCTTACGCAGAAGAACTCTGATCGACAGCGATCCAACGTCGCGACTACTTCAGGTGGGAAGACCTCGACTACGTGATTGTACGTGATGCTATCGCTAGCATCCGTCAAATCGAACGTAGCCCAATGAGATTCTGGACTATTATATACACTAGCTTCGCGTGCTCGATTTCGATGAGCTTTCGGCCCATCGTATCCTGATATGCCTTGATCAACGAGGAAGCCGAACCCGTTTTTACACAGGGTTCGACCTAACGCCAACCTAGCTTTGTGCTGCAAGTACGTCGATGCATAGGGCTCGACCGTTATCAAACGATCTTTGTCCCACTGCTTTGGCACTGCACACAACCGAGCAACGCTTCTCCCGGGAGGGGAGGTCCACTCAATATCCATATAGTCGGAAGTAAGTTGGTTCTCTCGAACTAGCTTATCCCAACGACATAGTACGCTCATGGATTCTGCAACGGCACCTTTACCGAAGCGAGGCTTCGCAGCCTCGTATTCCGATATATAGTCCCGTAGCATGAACCTTATGACTTTATTCATCTCGCACAACAACAGAAGGTTAGGATTTTCATCCCTTGCCTCTGCAGCTGTATTGCGAAGAATGAATCCTTCGATGGCGGCCCGCTCACGCGCACTCTTGAGAACACTAGTGACATCGGTGAGTTTTAATTCACTTTTGTCGGGTGTCTCGCAGTACGCTTTTACTGGACCACGCCACTTACGTAGAGAATTCAAGATGATTCTCATATTGTGAACTTTCCGAGGATCGAGTCCGTCGGCCTCATGGCCGATCGCCCCAAGACTTAGGTCGTAGGCTTTCCTAGCCTGGTCTAGTCCTTGGAGTAAGACTCGCTCGTCGGGTTGACTGAACGGAATCAACATCTTGTCCTCGAGTGCTTTACACTCTTCGGGGAGTGATTCCTGGAGGATATTAACAAACCCCCTAATTGAGCTCATTTCCCAATTCATATTGAGGTCCTTTCGTTATGTATGTGCTACCCAGGTCTTTGGATTCCAGTAGCCATGGAGACCGCCAATATATGCGCGGCTCGAGGCAAACTGCTTCAGACCCTGTTGGGCACGAACGAACGGATTCTCCTGCTGCCCGTAGATATCTTCGGACATACAGGATCCATCAATTCCCGGAATAGTGCCATCGAGGCACGCCGGTGCTTCACCGTCACGACACGGGGCCATAAGGATACGAAGCAAACGGGTGGCAACCATGAGGGCGCCAACCGCATTACTCGCGACCTTGTGGTCATCGGTTGCGGGATTTTCTCCTTTCGTAAACGCTCCGGTTTCAGCTGCGATGACGACATGAGCCGTCACTTCGTGCTGTACACCATCTGCGTCTACATATGGAACCGAAACACGTTGCATCGTACGTGAGATATTCCCCTTTGAGACAGAGTGGCCGAGTGTAACTCGGGCAATGCCTGTTGGGAGGAATGCTTTTAGAAGATCCGTGACGATCAGCGATCCGTCGACCGACGTCTCTTCTATGGGGAGTGAGTAATTATGCTCACCCGTTGCGAGGTTATTGATAACCATGTCTTTAATCTCTACTTTCTCGCTATTTGCGATAGGTTGATGAACCCTTGGTAAACAACTGTGTTACCAAGGCTGCCATTGGCCCCAACGTATACCTACCTGGCACACGCAGGGCTGGCAAGCGTATTGAGTCTCTTGCACTCATTTGACTCCTAGTGTATTGCAAGTCACTTTCGTAACATGCGAGCCATTTCGGAGGGCTACATGATGCCCATTCATCCACCACTCCGCCATACCCCGTTAGGGGGTCGCAGAGGGTAACTAATCTTGCATCATGTTGTATACTCCCAAATACAGGTTGATAAATGGTATTGGCTCGGCCAATACCCAACCATGAGCCAAACTTAAGGCTCGGCCTGTATTCGATAGGTAGGTTCATTTTCTCCATGTTCTGGATAAATTTACCTACATCAAACATCCAATCAACAACAAACGACCAAGGAGTAACTTCGTACAGAGTACTTAGAAATCCTCCGCTGTATGCCATTAATGAGGAATATGGAATATCGACGTTCTTAGAGTAAGCGACTTCACCGAAAGCAAGACCGCGTACCGTACTAGCTTGCACAGGAGCATAAGCCCCTATGTTCGCGTTCAAATACTCAATCATGCCGTTGGGAGAAGTCCAATCTCGTAGGAGAGTCGTAGACTGATGAAATGAGAGAGACGGAATACTAGGAAATGCGAAGTCTTCAGGACCCAATCTAAACGGGCATCTGAGCTTTTCGCCTTTCTTGTACACAATTTCTCGACTTTCAAACCAGAGTTTTGTAGAACGTCCATCCTGTTTTCTCGACCAATCAAGGCCAATAAACTGACGAACATCCTTCTCTGTTGGACGGATACCGAATTGGTACGTCAAATATGCACCTGCCACTTCACGTAATGAGCCTCTTGAGGCATCAATAAAATTACGTGCATTGCGAGTTAGCTTACGCATACTCGCAGCGCGGTTTAGGTCGTTTCTGACAAATCCGCCCGGACGCATGACACCAATGTTTCCACTACCTAGCTTTTCTAGAGCTCTCGCGATGCTACAGACCCCTTTCAAGGTTTGCGGTACATCTTTGAGTTCGATAATGGCACGAGGTAGGTTGAATATCGGTTTCAACGCTCCCGCTTCCAACTCCGCAAGCTTCTGCGTTATCGTAGAGGTAGCGTCAATTGGAGATCCAACAATTTGGAGTTGTCCAAACTGCCTTGAGAAGTTTGACATCCAGCTAACGTAACAGTTAGTATGGAAATCAACATTCCAAGTCCCAGTGTTCGTGATAGCATAGTCCCATTCGGCGACTTTGCCCGATTGCATTTGTTCCGCTGAAGCAATTTGCCTAAGCGTACTAGAATGCTGACAAGGATTGGGATGATCCCAACCAGAGTTTTCATACTCTATACTCTCCGTGATGTTCTTGGTGAAATTTGGTCCACCTTGAATGCCACCGTACCGTGAATAACAACTTCCGCTTGCGTTCGGATATAAAATCCTAAGCGCCGCTTGGTTGTAGCTACCCAGATAGATGGGAATACCTCGAGTTCTTGTCTTCGTGACGAGCACTTTTGTTGTTCCTCTCTTGGTGTGCCGCAAGGCACGACGATGGCCATGTGTTTGGCCCGCCCCAATGGGGCGTGAATCTGGCTGAGTCACTCGACCAGTCCCAGATCAGGGAGCCTCTCTAGTCTACCAACTGGACACAATCCTACTGACCACACTGCTGTTGAAGTAAGCAGTTTCGTCCGACGTGCAGACGCATGGTACAATTGGGCCTCACCCCTGCAAGCAGGGGTTATTGGCGAATTGTGCTATTACAACTTGCATCGGGATTAATGGCTGGATGTTTGGAATACCCAGACACGCCTCCTCGGTACCGAAGTACCGCGAGTTCAGTCGTCCAATAGACTAGAGGGG